CTTTAAAATTATCGATATCAAAACCAGTACTAAGGGATGGAATAAAAAAGACAAAGAAAATGAAGATAAACAATTTCAATTACTTTTATATAAACAGTTCTTTAGTGAACAATATGGTATTCCTTTAAGTAATATTGATATTGAATTTTTTATTGTTAAAAGAAAAGTGTTAGATTGGGATGATGAAAGAATTATGTCACCCCATCAAGCATATAGAGTACAAACATTCACCCCACCTAGCGGAAAAATTAAATTAGGAAGAGCGATAAAGGCTATAAATAATTTTATTAATGAATGTTTTAATTCAACAGGGGACATCAAAGAAATAGACTACCCCAAATCAGTTTCTAAATGGAATTGTATGTTTTGTCCTTTTAAAGATGACAAAGAAAAATGTGGAGAAGGTATAATATACTAATATCCCCATATATGTATAATAAACGTTATTAAAAATAAAAATTATGGCAAATAGTAAAGACATGACACTAACCAGTGTAAAAGTTCAAAGCAATTTGTTTGAAAATTTCAAGGTAGAATGCGTTAGAAGAAAGTTTTCTTTCCAAAAGCTTGCCGATCGAGCAATTTATTTGTATCTTACTGATGAAAATTTTAGAAAACAAATTACCAATCAAACAAATATTGAACTGTAAATTTTAAATTAGATGAATAAAAGTTTTAAGTATTTACCTCCTGAAAAAAGGAAAAAAATCCTATTAGTTTGTGATGATATTAGAGTTCATTCTGGAGTTGCTACTGTAGCAAAAGAAATTGTACTCCATACTTGTCACCACTTTAATTGGGTTAATGTAGCAGGGGCAATTAAACATCCTGAGGCAGGAAAACGATTAGATATTAGTCCTGATACACAAAAATTTACAGGAGTAGAAAATGCAAAAGTTTTTCTTTATTGTGTTAATGGATATGGTACTACCCAAGAAATCCATAATATATTCAACATGGAAAAACCAGATGCTATTATGTTGATTACAGATCCAAGATATTTTCAACATATATTTAATATGGAGGATCAATTAAGAAAATTAGCTCCTATTACTTATCTAAACATTTGGGATGATTATCCTGCACCAAGATACAATCAACCTTTTTATGAAGCTTGTGATTTATTAATGGGGATTTCTAAACAAACCGTTAATATTAATAAGTTAGTTTTAGAAGATTGTGACAATTCAAAAAGGGTATTTAAATACATCCCCCATGGATTAAATCATAAAGAATATTTTCCTATTAATAAAGAACATGAACAATACCCTGAACTTTTAGAATTTAAGAATAAAATCTTACAGGGTAAAGAAACTGAATTTGTAATGTTTTTTAATTCCAGAAATATTAGAAGAAAACAAATCCCAGATGCTATGATGGCTTTTAGGGCATTTTTAGATTCTTTACCTTATGAAAAAGCCTTAAAATGTAGATTTCTATTACATACTGAAATATCTTCAGAACATGGTACAGATTTAACTAAAGTTCAAGAGTATTTATTTGGAGAAAAATATAATGATTGTATTATATTCTCTACTGGTAAAGTAGATAGAAAACAACTTAATTTCCTATATAATATAGCTGATGTTCAAATATTATTAACTTCAAATGAAGGTTGGGGATTAACAATTACTGAAGCTATTTTAGCAGGTACTCCTATTATTGCTAATGTAACAGGTGGGATGCAGGATCAAATGAGATTTGTTGATGATAAAGGTAAATGGTTTGAACCAGATGCTAATATTCCTTCTAACCATAGAGGTACTTTTAAAGAACATGGTGAATGGGCTTTCCCAGTTTATCCTACTTCAAGATCAATTCAAGGTTCTCCTCCAACTCCTTATATCTATGATGATAGATGTACTTGGGAAGATGCTTGTGATAGAATAAAAGAAGTTTATAATTTAAGTCGTGAAGAAAGAAAAGCAAGAGGATTAAAAGGTAGAGAATGGGCTTTATCTGATGAAGCTGGATTCACAGCTGAACATCAAGGAAAAAGAGTAATTGAAGCTTTTGAGGAATTATTTAATGTTTGGGAACCAAGAGAAAGATATGAACTTATTAATGCTACAAAATCAAAAGGTAAGTTTTTAAACCATAAAATAATATATTAATGAGTAAACCAGTTTTTGTAATAAGTTGTCCATTTGACACATATAGTGGTTATGGTGCTAGAGCACGAGATATAGCTAAAGCTATAATTGAATTAGATAAATATGATGTTAAATTGCTTCCTCAAAGATGGGGGGATACACCTGGGGGGTTTTGTAATGATCATGATGAATGGAAATTTCTCCACAAACATACTATTCCTAATTTACCAAATAAACCAGATATTTGGATGCAAATTACAATACCAAGTGAATTTCAACCTGTAGGAAAATATAATATAGGTTGTACTGCGGGTATTGAAAGTACAGGATGTGATGTATCTTGGATTGAAGGACTCAATAGAATGAATATGAATTGGACTTCATCCAAACATAGTAAACAAGTTTTTGAAAGTTTAAAATTTGAGCAAAGAGATAATAACAAACAAATAGTAGGTACTATTAAATCAGAAAAACCTTTGCATGTAGTATTTGAAGGAGTTAATTTAGATGTTTATAAACATTTACCTAATAAAAATGAAATTAGTTTAGATTTATCTTCAATTGAGGAACAATTTTGTTTTTTATTTGTAGGACATTGGATGCAAGGTAAACTTGGTCATGATAGAAAAAATGTTGGCCTAATGATTAGATACTTTTTTGATGCATTTAAAAATAAACCAAACCCCCCTGCTTTAATATTAAAAGCTTCTCTTGGACGAAACAGTTATATAAGTAGAGAAGAAATTTTAAATAGAATTAGAGCTATTAAATCTACATATAAAGATGCAAAATTACCTAATGTTTATTTATTAAATGGAGGTTTAAGTGATGCAGAAATGAATGAATTATATAACCACCCAAAAGTAAAGGCAATGATTTCATTTACTAAAGGTGAAGGTTATGGAAGACCCTTAGCTGAATTCTGTCTATCTAAAAAACCAATAGCTGTATCAGGATGGTCAGGACATATTGATTTTATTAGTAATGAATTTTCTTTATGGGTCCCTGGTAGTTTGGAAAATATAGATGATAGTTCTGCTAACCAATGGTTAAAAAAAGAATTCCAATGGTTCCAGGTTAGTACAAAACATGCAGTTAATACTTTTAAAACACTTAAAGCAAAATACCCAAAGTTTTTAACTGGAGCTAAAAGACAGGCACATAAAATAAAAACTGAATTTAGTTATGATGCTATGAAAGAATTAGTAGGGAATATTTTAAATGCTAATATACCTGAATTTCCTAAACAAGTAGAATTAACATTACCAACAATGGAAACTCCTAAATTATGATACAACAATATGATGAAATTATAAATTGTCCTAAATCAGGTGGAGACTTATGTTATAAAATAGAAGTTAACCCCGAAATAACTAATTATTTTAGTTTATCATGTGGGTTTTGGACTAATAGTTTAATGAAAGTAGGAACAGATTTTTATAATGAACAATGGGCATTATTACCTGAGCTTTATAAAGATATAGCTTGGTTAGATCCTAAAACAGAACTTATTTGGTTACCTAATACAATAAATATCCCTGATAAAGGGATGGTGTTTGCTGAAGGAGTAACTGCTGAAGATTGGAGATGGGCTGCAACTAAAGCAGTTGAACTAAGCCCGGAAGAACAGAAAAAACATGGGGTTCAATATAAAGCTGATATGAAAACAATTGCTCATTTCCCAGAAAGACAATACATGGATGCTTTATCATATATTGGAATTTTACCTGAATAGATATGAAAATAAGTTATGCTATAACAGTTTGTAATGAATTAGAAGAAGTAACTAAATTAGTTAATTTTTTAATTGAAAATAGACGTTTAGAAGATGAAATAGTAATTCTATTTGATAAAGGTAAAGGAACAGCTGAAGTATGGTATCGTTTACAAGAATTAAATGATGAACCAAATATAGTATTAAAACAAGATACATTTAAACATCATTTTGCTGATTGGAAAAATCAATTAACATCTTACTGTTCAGGTGATTATATATTCCAAATAGATGCAGATGAAATACCTCATGATATTTTAATTGAGCAATTACCTACTATACTAGAGTCTAACCCAGATAATGAAGTTTATTTAACACCAAGAGTTAATACAGTGTCTGGTTTAACTAAAGAACATATTACAAAATGGAGATGGAATGTTGATGAACAAGATAGAGTTAATTGGCCTGATTATCAATGGCGTATTTGGAAAAACAAACCAGAAATTAAATGGGTAAATAAAGTTCATGAAAAGTTAGAAGGATTTAAAACATATGCCCTATTACCTGCTTTACCTGAATTAGCTTTATATCATCCTAAAACAATAGACAGACAAGTTAAACAAAATGAATATTATAACACATTATGAGGACATTACAAGAAATATATGAAGACCATTCAGATGCAAGTGGAGTAGGACATGGTGATAAAGGAACAGTTCATTCTTATATTGAAACTTATGATAAGTTATTAACTCCTTATAGAGATAAAAATATTAATTTTTTAGAAATAGGTATTGCCTATGGAGAATCTTTAGAATTATGGTATAAGTATTTTAATAATGCTAAAATACATGGAGCGGATATTCATGATGTAGAAATATTTAGTGATAAAGTTAAACCAGGAGGGTATAAAGATGATGAACGTTTTACTATATGGATTGAAAATGCTACTGAACCTAAATTTTTAGATGTTATAGGAGATATTAAATTTGATATTATTATTGATGATGGTTCTCATAGAATACATGACCAAGTTAATTCGTTTAATCTCCTTAAAAAAAGAATGAACCCTGGAGGAATTTATATTATTGAAGATATTCAACATTTAGAATTAGAAGAAATTGATTTTGAAGAATTACATGATAATATAGAAGTATTTGATTTAAGAAAAGTCAAAAATCGCTATGATGATGTATTAATAGTTTATAGATTTTAGTTATGATTAGTATTATAATTCCAACTTA